ATGATAATTAATCAAACAGCATATGAAAAAGACCAATTAATTAGAATCATTTTTAAAACACAAAAAGAAATAGCTTCCTTATTGTTAGATCACCCAAACCAGAGAAAAATATCTCATCTAATATATGAATGGCATTCTCATAGGAACTTCTTTATAAATAATGCTGCTATAACTAATTTCTCATTAAACGATTTAAAAGGAAGATATAATCAAATTATTAATTTACTAGAAAAAGCAAAAAATGCCGACTCCATATAGAAGTCGGCATTTTACATTTATAAAGGTTCATCTAACTATTCTTTTGTTTTATTTTTTAATGTACTCGTACCACCACTTTCTTTCATCCATCCAAGCTGTAATCTTATCAAGCTCGCCATTAGGTAGTACTTCAGTTTGTAAGTAAGCTAAACCAGTTAATGGATCAGAGACAACCTTCCCTTTAGTTCCACGCTCATTCATAGCATTTACGACTTCTTGGACTAATGAAATACCAAATCCACCAGATTTAACGTATTGATAGCCGCCATTGGAAACTGCTTGTTCTGGTCGTTCTTTTTCTGTGAACCAAGATAAAGGTTTACTTCCAATTAATTCATTCAAATCACATTTGCCAATACCAGGTACATTTCCCGTTTCAGTATATTGCCAAATATCGCATGGATATGCTGGTTTGTTGCCACCATAACGAGGAATCCATACAAAATCAGCTTTTACATTCGCCATGCCAAAAGGAGCGTACATATGGTGACCAACATATAAACCAACTTTTTTAGCTCCTAATCGGCGCAATTCATCAATAAATGCTTGTGTGCCTGACTTCATATCATCCATTGTTTTCACTTCTACATCAGCCACCCAGACTGTCGCGCTCTTATCTCCACGATTCCAGAAGTCTCGAGCTTCTACACGTGCGTCATTCTCAGAAACGAAACGACAGAATGCATAGTTACCAAAAGGAATACCATGTTGCTTCATAGCTTGTACATAACCTTTGTATAAAGGATCTACATATTTCGAACCATCTTGTACACGAGCAATAACAAAATCTAAGTATTGCTTTGCTACAGGCCAATTAATATTACCGTTCCATTTTGAAATATCTACAGTGTAACCCATTATTTATCGTCTCCTTCGCTATTTACATCATGATCAGACCAAATACCTAATGCAATACCAACTGACAGCAAATAAGGTGCTAATTCATCCAAAAAGCTCTTAGCTTCTGGAACACCAAACTTTGTAAACAAAAATCCAAGCAAAGAAAAAACCGCAACCCATGTTTTCCAGTTGCGGAATCGTTTTTTGATATTTTCTTTTGATTGATTCATAACTAATTTATCTCCTTTTCTACATTATCTAGGCGCTTATGCGCTTGTTTGGCACTCTCTTCAACCCTTGTAATACGCTCTCCAAGTACAATCATTTGCTTTTCATTTGCCTTTAAATCAATACGAATATCATCAACTCCTTTACTGATGTACTCCAATTTCGCGTTTGTTTCTGCCCCTTGTCTACCATCTGACTTAATCTCTTTCGAGCGATTCAGTGAATAAGACATATATCCTATCAACGCTGACGCTATTGCGATAAGTACTCCTACTTCAATTGTCATTTCTTCACTCCTTTTTATGCTGCAAAGAAACTTGGATCCATTCCAAATATCTCTGCAATATCTTCTTCACTTCTATCCTTCAGATAAGATTCAGTCGTTGAAATATCAGAATGGTTAGCAAGCGATTTTAACTTTTCTAGTGGTACTCCTTGTACTTTCAAATTATCTAATCTGCTATGACGGAAACAGTGAGGATTAATTTTAAATTCCTTCCCTTCTTTTTCGTACAGCATCTTAGCAAATATCTTGCACCAATAATTAAATACGCTCTTATTTAACGTTCTTCGTTCACCATTCTTATAAACTCTTACAAACAAATCCGGAATAGTATCTTTACCTCGTTGATTTATATATAAACGAATACATTTCTGTACTCGGGGATTATAATACAATCTGAATTTCTTACCTCGCTTACCACGTACTACATTCGTAAAATAACGTTCTGTTAGTTCTTCTTTTTGAACTTGGTAAATTTCATTCTTCCTTGCTGCACTGTAGTAAGAAAGTGCCAAATAAGTCGCTAACATATATTTTTCTTGTTTAAGTAATTCATCGATTAACCACTCAATTTGTTCTTCACTAATAAAAGTAATTTCTCTGACTGGATTTTTAGGTAATCCGCGGACCCGTGAACCTACATTAAATTCATACTCATAGTCATCATCGTCCGCACAAAATTCAAGTGCTGAACGCAATGCACTCATTAATCCATTCACACGTGCATTAGACATTCCCAGCTCCTGAAAAATAATAGATAAGTTTCGAATATCTTTACGTGTTAATTCAGTTAGATTTTTATTTTCGAAGTGTTCATGTATTAGAAACAAAATAATTCGTAAATCCCAATTGTATTGTTTTAAAGTGCTTGCCGCTTTCCCTTGTGCTTTCTTTTCAATTAGAAAATCTTTGACTAGGTTTTTGTTTTCTTGGCTAACATGCTTTTCATAAATTGCTTGGTTTACTATTCGTTTCACACTGATCATCTCCTCAAAATAAAAAGAGAAGCGAAATCGCTCCTCTTGATCTATGAATTGAATTTTTACTCAAAGCCGTATTTTGTTCTGAATTCGCATTAGGCTTGGATGGCTCCAAAGCCTTTCCATGTACCAGGAGTCCCTGGAGATATACAAATCCACCCCATGTAACTTCCAGCAGCTGGAGCGCTATTCTGAACAACCTCGCCGACATTCCATTTGCCGTTTCCGGTAGCAGGTGGAGCAGGAAGATAATTCATGCCTAAACACCCTTCTCTCTTAATCGTTGCTGACGCACCACATCTAATCATCCTAATCAAGTCGGTTCCCCATTCTGATAGGTCGCAGTCTTTAAATACAACATTCGTATTTGTTCCGCCAATGTCTACCGCCCCTGTGACGTTAGCTCCTTTTCTGAATTTGCACTTATTGAATAGGACATTATTTCGAGTTTTAGAGTACGAGATAACTACAGAGAACTGACCTCCTGTAACTTCCCCAGTCTCGACATTAAATTCAATGTCTGACATATCTTCAAGGCTCATCGCTCTGTATGTGCAGTTATTAATCTTACCAGTAATCTTCGATTTAGAAAGAAATCCTATTTGGAAGATACCAGTTTTAACATTATTAATGTCTAGATTTGTACGCAAGCCTTCTACGTTGTTAATGTATAAAGCAGAAACGCCATCTGATGTACCTTTAACGGATATATCACCCTTTACGTTTTTACATTCTGCTAAATAAACAGGATAGATAGTAGCCGCTGTTGTTTCTTTTTTCGTGAGTTTGACGTTACCTAAAGTAATATCTTCCATTGTTCCTAATTTAGTATTATCAAGGCTCACCGATCTTGTTGAATGGTTATTGATAACAATATTTTTAAAGTTGATATTACGGACAACTGCTGTATTGCTCGAAGTTGATATTAACACCCCGCCAATATAAGCATCTGTTCCGATATCTTCTCCAATTACATCATCAATATATGAATTTTCACAGTCGATCATACGGATAAGGTTTGCACCTGAACCACCTGGCTTACCTGTACCTTTAACCATCTTCCCATAAATATCCTTACAGCCAACAAAATCTACAACGTTACTATGGACGTTATCACAGATAATTCTATCAAAATGGATTTCATTACATTGCTCAAATCGTAAAATAGACTGTGTATCACGGTAAGGAGTGCCGTATGTTTCATAAGTTGCATTTACATCAAAGATTCTAATGTTGCTGCAATTCCTAAAGATAATACCCCTTAATCCTGTTACTGCCTTCGCTTTAAGTTTTCCATCTACTTTGATTCCAAAATTAGACTTGTTCTCAATAAGGATATCTCCAACAGTTACATCCATATCTTTCGGAATATGGAGGATTTTATTATTATCAGCACAATATTTTAGAGCATGTGTTAACGCTTTTGTATTCCCGTAGTTGAATGGGGCTTCATTTACACTTCTGACTCCGAAGTCTCTGGCACTTACAAATATGTCATCAATACTTTTTGACGTTACCTCATAAGGTGTCTTGTAAGCGAAATCGCCTTTCTCCCATACTGGGGCATTACCGATCAAGACTTTTTCTTTGCTTGTTGTAACTACCGCCTTATTGTTTTTTGTAGGGAAGTAAGCTAGCATTGAAATGTCATCAATCTTCGTTATAGTGTCTCTGAAAATCTCGTAGTAGTTAATACCATCATAGGTTGCTACAGCCCATACATTAGGATACGTACCTACCATATCAGGATTTTCAGGACAAAAATTAATAATAACTGGACTGTTTTCATCTCTCTGGTGGAAAGCTTTTGGTAAGTAAGAAAGATGCCCTACTGTATCCTCTGAGTAGATGTGAGCAATTTTTAATTTAGGGGTTACATTCTTATCCTCCCTATCCATCCGATAAATAGCGTAAGGCACACTATCCGCACCAAACAGCACACAATTTTTCATTGGCTTGATATTTAACAACTGATTGAAAGGGTTTCCCGCCGTTTTCCAAGTGGCCCCTAAATCATCCGACCAAAATAAACTACTATTCTCTAAGTCTCCGTTTACAACCCATATTCGTTTCCAGTATGGGTCGTACACCGAACCATGAATATGTGCATTATTTGGTACTGGACCATAGTCACGTATATTAAATACCATTTTAAAAGTTTTTCCATAATCAATCGAAAGATAAACGCCTATAGCAATTCCACGTGTCCCATACTCACTAAGGACTACAATGTTATCATGAGTACTTTTACCCCAGTTATTGTGAAAGTAACAGTTACCAACATTTGATGATTGAAATACTTGCTTAAATGATGTTTGTCCGTTTTCTGTAACATAAACAGTAGATTTATTTACACCGTCATTCGGGAAGGTAGTAAATAATAATTCACCGTTATCCAAAGAAAGTATAACATTTGGAGGTAAAGGTGCTGTTAATACTGTACTCCATGTATTAGTTAAGTCATCGTATTTTTTAATGGTCGCCCCGTCTATTCCATAAACAACACCGTCTTTCCCCATTTCTCTCAATCTAATGCCGGTTGCTCCACTATCTGTTAAGCTTAGTTTATTGGGTTTTAAGTGGTGAATTTGATCTATTGCATACTTCGCATTTTCTGCATTCTCTTTAAAATCATTATCTAACCGGTTTTTTAATGAACTATGTGTTTTCCCGTGTATATCTACCCTTGCTTGTGCTGCTTCAACTGAAGAATCTCCATTTACCACCAATTCATTTAATTGATTTTGAACATTCTCTGCTACCCTATTCGCTTCATTCGCTGTATTTTCTGTTACGTCTAGTTGATTTTGAACATTCTCCGCTACCCTATTCGCTTCATTCGCTGTATTTTCTGCGGCTTTGACTTTAACTTTAACTTGTTCTATTTCTTTTATCGCTTCTATACTCTTTTGTTCCAAATAGCTATTCTTTTGTTCCAAATTGTTATTATTTTTTTCGATTCGTTCCCAGTTTTCATTTGTATCATTTCTGAAATTTCTATCTTGTGCTGTATTTTGCCATCTATTTAATGACAAAGGCATATGTTTCACCATCCTTGTTAGTCTGGGCTCAAAATAAAGAGAGCATGTTAATCACACACCCTCTCTTGGCTTACTAAATTATTAATACATTGGTGCTGCAGGGTCTAAAACTCCATTAATCATTACGTTTATCGCATTGATTTTTTCCTGTTGTAAATGTAGTCTATCTCCTTGATTTAATACAATTGCTAAATCAAGAATTTTCGTTTCCCCGCCCTTAATCAAATAATTTTTCATAATATCAGTTGTATTTACAGTCACTGTAATCTTGGAATCCGTTTCTTCTGCATTAGAAAAAATTATTTGCTTAATTGTTAATTGTTGTCCTTGTTGTCCTTCATAAACTGTTAACATATTTTTTTGTGGTACACCTAGATAAACTTGCACTGGTTTCATAAATAATTCCTCCTAAAGTTTGTTTTTATATAAAATTCGTTTTTTAATACTTTCAATCTATCGATCTAGCCACATGCGGATTTTACGACAATAGGCTTTCTTTCCTTCAACAGTGGAACGCAAACGAATGTATACACTCATTTCTTCTCCTGTTGGAACTCCTAAATCTATTTCATAAAGTTTTCCATAAACTGCAATTGGAGACTTTGAATCGCTATTATTTGATGCGTATTTAGCTAAAAAGGTATTCCCATCCCCAGCCATAATAGCAACTTCACAAGACGCACCCTCAGTAGCTAATTGACCGATTAATACATTTAAGTATCGCGACTTATGTTCAAACGTGTAATATTGACAGTCGTAATGCTCATCTGACTTATCTGTCACCCACCACCAACCCTCCACATTCACGGCGGTAAACGGAGGTTCGTGACCATTGATATCAAAGCCATGCTGAAGAATACCACCTATGATAGTCGCATATCCATCTTCCCTCTCAACACGAACAAGACCACGATGAACATCGAGGCCTCCCGCACCAATATGGACGTATGCATTTGGATCGTCAGGAGATATATACCAATCTCCAGTATGATCAGAGTAATGATTAGAATTTCTATATAGTCGTTTTAACGCTAGATTTAAATTACCGCCATCATCCATAAGTTGCTGTACTTGTTTCTGTGTTTGTTTAAATTGCGCTTGAACGGAACTTGCCGTCTTTAATTCTTTAAACGTTGATAATTCAACTATCGGTGCCTTAGTTGGATCTGTTGGGTCATCCTCAATTTCGATGACACGGATTTTCACTTTCACATCGGCTTCTTCATATAGCATGTATACATAGTCACCTAAGTCAAACTTATGAAGTGGCGATAAGCCATTTTCTATTAAACTGACAATGCTTACCTTAAATCGTGTATCCGGTACGTCATTAATTTCCTTTTTACATTTTTCCAATAATGTTTCTTTCGATTTAAATCGTTCATCACGAATTGGTTTCTGATGAATACGGCCGTAAATTTTAGCCATCGGCGATACATATTCAACCATAATTTCTTTATCGTTATGATCTTTACCATACCCACGGATGACCGTTGCAAAATTAGACATATCCGTATCTTCTTCAAAAGTTTTTAAATTATGTCCATAACGGAACTGCGCATCAGTTTCTTTTCCAATTTGATTTTTAAATATAACCGTTTTAGATGAATAATTAATCTCCATCTCAGCTTCATAGCGATTCAAAGCTGTTTGCAACAAAGCTGATCGTGTATCATCACCAAAGTTTTCAAATTTAGTGGCTGCAAACGCACCTTGATTAACATATTTCCAACCTGTCCCGTTGAAAATGAAATCCATACACTGTTTAAAATTAGCGTATCCATTATATAAATTGTATTGATGATCCATCATATCATCAAAGAATATATGCGGTGCTGTAATAAGCTTTCCGTAATGACCGCGTTTATTTATTCCTAACGCGATATATTCATCAGATTTATCCATAATACTCGCTCGCTTATCTACAAGGTGATAAGCATGACTCACATTAGGAGTATTCAATAAATAAAAAGAAAGAGAGTGTTCACCATTCACACGTCTCTTTCTCTTCACCTCTTTATAATCCGTTAGCATTTCTTCTTGTTGATTAATACCTTTCACTACTAACATTTCTCTTCACCTACAAGTAATAAAACTTAAAATCAAAGTCTACTTCAAAATCACCTGTTGTTCCTGTTAACACAAAATCATTCCATCCAGGCTTTAATGTGATTAATCCCCAGTTCGTATCTTTAAAAATACTTCCTATCACACTTCGGTATGCTTTCACACCATCTAGAGCAATAATAGAGTTCGGTGTTGTCGTGCTACCTGTGTAACTCCAAATGTCACCAGTAGTAGCATTTCTTATAGATAGATTATTAGACCTACCTTTATACCTTATTTTTAATGGCATGCACTTAGGATCTATTAACACATCACCAGCATTATAAATTCGAAAAGACGTAGTATTGTGTACATACTTTGTATCTTCTGCGATTAAACCTTGGCCTATTTGCCAGAGGTTTGAGTCGAAAGTAAAAGAATCCATCGTGGTACCGATGGATTCTGCGTATGGAAAATCAGATTCAAGAATGATATCACATTGTCCCCACACCCGAGTTAACGGTTCAGGAGTAAATTGATTAGCTCTTACTAGCCAACGTTTTCCCGGTTCTTCGCTATATATCACATAAAAATCTTCTCTCGAATCAAGAATTTGAAAGAACTCATTTCGTTTTAGCGAATAATCCGGAAAATCATATGCTTCAAAAACAATTGATGTTCGAATCAGCCTGCCTTCAACTTCTATACCAGAACTAACAGCACCAGGTCTCCCATCTACTTTATCTGATATAGAATTCACTTTTATAGAATCCGGACGAAAATATAAAACATGATATCCGGTTCCTTGAGACAACTTATATCGTTTCCCATTTTTTCTTATTATTGTTAAGTGCATCATCTCGCCCCCGAAAAGAATAATGTTGTATTTATTTTTTGTCCTTGAGCAAGATCCACCCAAGGAACAGCTGCCTCCCCGAGGATTTGATCATTTACTACTAACTGAACTGGAGTACTCCGTTGCATTGGTATGCTTCCAAATGAAGATCCCTTTCTTGATGAAGGCGAGTTACTAGACTGATAACTATCTCCAGCACTTACATTACTAGTAGAACTTCTGAGGTAACTTGTGGCGCGTGAAATATCACTTGGATTCACTTTAGGTATAGATGCTTGTGCCATTCTTTGCGCGGCATTTTTTACAGCACCAATTTTTTCATTAATACCAACCTCAAAACCTTCACCTACTGGATGTCCTGCCTCGTCTCTTACCCGTTTTGATGGCGAGTTTACTTTCAGCTCACCTCTCATGGCATTAAGCGCTATGTTTGCTAGTCCTCTTGCTGCGCTTGCTGCTAGTCCATCTCCATTTTTAATACCACTAACAAAACCAGATACGAAACTTTCGCCAATAGAATATGTTTTAACACTACCTAATCCATCTTTACCAGCATTAGCAACCTTATTACCAGCTGATTGAGCGTTACCACTTTGATTTGATAAAGAAGTTGCAAATTCTGTTCCACCTTTTGTACCTGGATCACGTCCATTTATTGTATTAAAACCAGTATTTGCACCAGATGCATTACTTTGTCCTGCTGCTTGAGATAATCCAGATCTGGCAAGTACGCTATTAACAAAGGCATCTCCACCTTGACCTCCTTGACTTCCCCCATCTACTGTAGCAAATCCGCTGTTGGCTCCTGCTGCATTACTTTGCCCTGCCGCTTGAGATGCTCCCGACCTAGCGAGTACATTATTAACAAAAGCATCTCC